AAATTATGGTGGCGTATCTGGTTTATCTGGTGTGGCTGCGGGACAAGCGGGAATAGTTCTTACAAACAATGGTAGTTCATCAGTCTCATTTAGTGCGGAGTTATAGATGTACAAACTTTTTACAACTGCGTCAGATATTCCTATGATTCTTAAAGTGATTGAGAACCAACACACTTATATCCCAATGTCTGAAGAAAATTCAGATTACCAAGCCTATCTTCGCTGGCTTGAAGAAGGCAACACTGTATTGCCAGCAGAGGAGAACCAATAATGGCTTTAACGCAAGTTGACCAAGGTATGCTGGGTACAAACGCCCAGTACACAGGGTTTAAGAACCGCATCATCAATGGCGGGATGGCGATTGACCAGCGTAATGCGGGGGCTAGTGTTACTGTAAATAGCACAACTCAAACTTTTTCTGTTGATAGATGGTGGGCAAGTGGTCAATCCACTGATGGCGTGTTTACGATGCAACAGTCATCAACTGCACCTTCAGGGTTTTCTAACTCAACAGCAATAACGGTTACAACGGCTGATGCCTCTATAGGTACAACACAAAGATACTATTTTGCACAGCGTATTGAAGGGTTTAACACCGCTGATTTAGGTTGGGGTACTGCTGGTGCTTCTACAGTCACATTATCTTTTTGGGTTCGCTCAAGTATTACAGGTACTTTTGGTGGGTTTGTTTACAACTCCGATGCTGATTACTCATATCCATTTAGCTACACCATCAGTTCTGCAAATACTTGGGAGCAAAAGTCAGTAACTATTGCTGGTCCTACGGCAGGAACATGGGTAGGTGCAACAAACGGTGTTGGGATGCAGATTGGTTGGTCTTTAGGTACTGGAACTGACCGACTTGGAACTTCTGGTGCATGGACAGCTTCACAAAAGTTTGGTGCTACTGGGCAAACAAACCTGATTGCAACAAGCGGGGCAACCTTCTATCTGACGGGTGTGCAACTAGAAAAAGGCTCAACAGCAACGAGTTTTGATTACCGCCCTTATACGACTGAGTTGCAGTTATGTCAGAGGTACTACATAAACTATGGTCAATGCGGTTTAATTGCGTATTCAACACAAGGCGTTGTGGCAACAGTTAGTTATCCTGTAACCATGAGAGCATCACCAACAGTTTCTATTTCTTACAATGGCGTAGCAAACACTGTTTATACAATTCAAACTGGTGCAACTGGCGTTATTACCCCAAGTATTTTTGGGACTGCTCAAGGAATTACAAACTTTTATTTCTTGTCAGGGTCTTGGGCTACGGGCGCTGGAACTGGATTAGCCACTAATGTTGTTGCATCTATAGAGTTATAAATTATGTACAAAAATTTAACGTTTATGCCAAATCAAGAGCCAGTTTGCGTTATGCGTGTTTCTGATGGCGCAATCATTCCATTTGACCCCGCTAACACCGATTACCAGCAATATTTAGCATGGGTGGCTGAAGGCAATCAGCCAGAGCCTGCGGACGAGTAATGTTCGGTTACGCCGCCTTTGCCCAATCTACCTTTGCTGGTCTTGGCGGGACGGCGTTCGCCTTATCTATCTCTGAAGACATCGCATTAGCAGACGACAGCGCACAAGCATCGGCGTTTCTACAGTCCATAACCGAACCCATAACCGTTGACGAAGTTGAAAATGACGTAGGCGGTAACTTCTTTGGTAGCGTGACGGAAGCCATCTCTCTTGCTGACGACAGCACACAGGCTTCTACTTTCCTACAGTCAATCACAGAAGACATCATCCTTGCGGACAGCCAAGCAGTCACAGCCCAGTTCGCCGTTGCCCAGTCAGAAGACATAACAATTGCAGATGACCAAGTGGTTTTCACCGCAGTCTTTAATGACCGCACTGAGCCGTTCACCATAGACGACACGCCAGCGACACAGTTTTCTTATCTTGCCTCGGTCACAGAGCCAATCACTCTAGAAGACACGCCGACTGCAACAGCCCAGTTTGCCTTGGCAATATCCGAGGCCATAACAATAGAAGAGGTTGAAGCCCTCACTGCCCAGTTCGCAGCCAGCGTTACAGAGAACATCACCCTCGCTGAACTAATCACCATCTTCAGCGTCTTCTTCTTGGACATTACAGAGAACTTTGGCATAGCGGATGCCCAGACCGCCACCGGTAACTTCTTGCAAAGCATCACCGAGAACATCACCCTTGCAGACGTTCCAACCATCCAAGCCGCGTTCCAAGCCGCCATTGCCGAGAACATCAATATGGCAGACAATACACAGGTAGCGGGCTGGATAAAAATCATCGACGACCAGACAGCAAACTGGGCGTTAATCAGCAACACCGAAAACGCAGGCTGGACAGTGGTAAGTACCACCAACAATGCAGGCTGGACGGATATAAACAACCTTCAATGAGGTAAACCATGTCAAGTACGTACTCAACCAACCTAGCCATTGAACTGATGGGCAACGGTGACCAAGCGGGTAACTGGGGGTCAACAACCAACACAAACCTTGGCACGCTGATTGAGCAGGCTATCTCTGGCTATGTAACCCAAGCGGTTGCTACTGGCACGGACACCACAATCACAATCCCCAACGGCGCAACAGGCGTTGCCCGTAACATGTTTCTAGAATTAACGGGTACAGGCGGAGCAAGCACTAACTTAATAGTGCCGTCTAACAAGAAGCTGTACTTCATCTACAACAACTCTACCGGCGCAGTCACAGTCAAGGTGAGCGGGCAAACAGGTGTGTCTGTCCCAGTTGGAGCAAAAGTATCTCTTGTATCTAACGGTACAGATATTGTGACGGCTACTAACTATATGACAGGCGCGACTTTCCCAAGCCCTACGCTAACAGGGGTACCCGTTGCGCCGACTGCGGCAGTGGGAACAAGCACAACCCAGATTGCTACGACAGCTTTTGTGAACGCGGCTATTGTGGCTGCATACCCTGTCGGGTCTATCTACATGAGTACGGTAGCTACTAACCCTAATACTTTGTTTGGTTTTGGTACGTGGGTAACTTATGGTTCTGGGCGAGTGCTAATTAGCCAAGACGGTACATACACCGCAGGCTCTACTGGCGGTTCAGCCACAACAACTCTTATAGAAGCCAACTTGCCAAGCCACACCCACTCTGCTACCTTCACGGGTACAGCACTTGGCACCCACGACCATTATGTTGGCTCTAACGACTCTACCGCAGGGTATGGTAGTGATGCTGGTAACAGAGAGTTTGTACAGAACTACAACGCGGGCAATGGCCCCGCTACCTACACCAACCCTATATCTGCTGGCACCCCGTCAGGCTCAGTTTCAGTTGGTAACACAGGTTCTGGCACAGCATTTAGCAACTTGCCCCCGTATGTAGCTGTGTATATGTGGAATCGCACTGCCTAAGATGTGGACCCGTTCACTCTCCTCATGGCGGCTCAGACTGCCGTTGGCTTTATCAAGCAGGGGTGCGCTCTTTTGCATGAAGGCCGCATGGAGTTGGAGGGGGCTAAGAAGACAGCCGAGCAGGTCATTGGCGATGTCAAGGCAATCAAAGGCATTTTTGATTGGTTCATTGGGTTGTTTAAGTATACAGTCCGGGAAAATAAGTATACAGAGCCGTCAAAGCCTGTGGCGCAAAAGAAGGCCGCAGCCAAGCAACAGTCCTACGAGGAACTTGAACTCAAACTCATCAGCGAAGTGGGCACACAGTTGGGAGAATTCTTTGATATTCAGCAACAACTCCAGACCTACTACCATGAGTTAGAGGAGCAGTCAAAAACTAACTACGACCCAGCCCAGAACACCAGCAAGAAAGCCATAGAGCGTGCGCTAGTTGAGTTGCAGTTAGAGAAGTTGGGAGAACAGATTAGAGAACAGAGGGGCGTGTATGCCCCTGCTGAGTTGAAAGCAATCTACAGCCGATTCCTAAAGATGTACGCCAAGATTGAGCAAGAGCAGGAGTGGGCTAGGTCAGAGATGGTTCGTCGGGCTAGGCTGGCAAGGTGGCAAAAAGAGCAAGACGAGATTCGGGCTATTGAAACAACAACTGGAGTAATTGCCGTGATGTTCATATCAATGTTTTTTGGGTGGCTAATGTGGCAACTACGCGCCTTGTCTGGTGGATTTTGATAGGAGTAGCGATATGCATCATTGTTGCAGCAACCTCAATGGCATACGTAGAAACCCTATATATGCGGGCACAACTCAAACAAGAGATGAAAGAGTTGCGCAAACTTAT